CATTACCACTTTGTCAAAAGAATCGAAACAGGACGATCAGATTGGTCAGATTAATGACTTAACACACACTAACACCCACACAGGAAGTAAGGAGTTGAGGACGTATCAAGAGAACCATTTGTGTGCTCAAAACACCACCACCACACCGCTTGATGGTGGGGCAACATTTACCGGCGAATGGGAGGATTGCTTAAACTATCAAGAGGTTAATGTGTCCATTGTGGCCTCGCATGACAGCGCTACAAACGGGCTTGTGTTTCAATGGAGTGCAGACGGGGTAAACATAGGTGACACTGATGTTTATTCATATTACGCAAGCCTTGGTGGAACTAATTACACGCCCAATCCAGCGTTTAGATACTTTAGAATTGTTTACACAAACGGTGCTACCCAGCAAACGTTATTTTCTTTGCAGACAATTCTAAGGAGGTCAGCAACTGGTGGGAGTTTTCATAGGATAGACTCGACGTTAAAGGACGACCAGGACGGAAGACTACAGATTGTGGTGCCAAAACTCAAAACAGCACAAAATAATTATATATCACAAACGGCCACAAGTGCAGGGAATGCAAAGGTAAGCCTTGAGGAGTTCAACGGAGACATTAAGGCCGGTGGCTTGCCGACAGTTAATAATTGGAATACAAACGAAATCGAAGAGGCGAGTACAACAGTCACATACATAGGCATGGAGAACAGCGAGGGGTATTGGTATGTCAAGAAGATTGACACTGCTTCCGGTGCCGTATTTAGTCATGCTACGGCGGTAAATAACGACACTGTTGTATCGTACGCCGACGCCTGGGCGGACAGGGCGACATTAACTTATGGAAACTACTCGGAGGCGTTTTAGTTATGGCAAAGGTTCGTATCGACAAATTGGTTGACGGAAATGTGGTGTTACATACACATGGTATTGACGATGTGGACTCAACCGTGACTGACAGTTTTTATCGTAGAATACCTACCCCGATAATTGGGACTGACACCACAATGGGTGCTTTATGGGTTGTGACAGAAGATAATGGGTACGGTGTAAATGACCTTTCAAATAAGACCTTGCATAACGTGTACCTTGGAAGCCATGCTTCTGATACTAACTCACCCGTTAGGGGCGGTGCTTTGCGATACAGGGACAGCGGTTCGACTGATTTTTTTGAGATGTATCGTAAGTATACCTCAACATGGGAGCTGGCCTATTTCTTAACCGAGATAGAAAAAAGTGACCTATTGAAATTTACTGAACTATCAGAAGCCTCGCTTGAGGTTGATGCTTATGGAGTCCCTTCTTTGAATCGTTTTGCGGTATCAATGGGGGCTTTTAATGTTTATACTTTAGTTGATGGGGGTTCTTTTTAATGAAAATAAAACAAGGCGATAAAATATATTTAGTTTCTGAGGAGTTTAACGTTCGGGATATAGAAGCTGAAAAGCAAGAGATTGAAACAGAACTTCTAAAGCTTGATGATGAAAGTGATAAGAAACTGTTAAAATGGGCAAAGGAGAATTATAAAAACTCGGAGGATTATAAGCTTGTAGTGGACAAGAAGAAAAGATTGGCTTATTTAATTGGATTATTAGGAGAATAATATGGCAACTTATTACGTAAGAATCGGGGGTAATGATGCCAATTCGGGGCTTACCGAACCTTTGGCAAAACTAACCATAGCGTCTGCATACGCTTCGGCTACTGATGGCGATACGATTAATATCGGTGAAGGGACGTGGACTGAGGACTTACTGTTTGCAAAGTCTCTAACCTATCAGGGTGCGGGAATGTTTCTTACCCTAATAAACGGTAGGCTAAGCCCAACAACTGCGGTTGCTAGTACCAGAGTAACAACAATAAACGATATGAAGATTGTGGCAAATGTTGCATACACCACCAGTCGTGCAACTCTTGGAACGTACACTTTCAATCGTGTTTACTTTGACATGAATAAATCTTTGGACGGTACTCACACTTATGGGATGTTGTACAACACTACAGCGGCACTCTTTCTAAGCATTACTTTTAACTACTGTATCATCACCAGCATGAGGTTAAGTGGTGCGGTGACTTTTGTCAGGAATGAAAGTTCTGGGGCTGGGTGCACTCTATATAAGTGTACGCTATATGATATTTATTTTGCGAATCCGCTAGGCAGTACTGCTTATAGTTCTGCTCATAACACTATATTTAAGACCTGCACGATAAGATGGGATATATGGATATTTCCCGTGGCTCAAGCCAACAACCGAACGTATTGTTGTTATCATGGCAATACTAGTGTCAACGGTTCATATTCTGCGGCTACAGGTGATGTCAATTCCGACCCGTTATTTGTTGATGCAACTGGTTTTGATTTTAGATTACAAGCCAATTCACCCGTAATTGGTAAAGGAATGGCATTTTAATGGCAAACTATATTGTTAAAGAACAATTAAAGTTTAAGAGTGGCCTGGTGGCAAATATCAATGCGTTGGCTACCACATCTTCGGCAGTACAGGGTGAACCGCATTACACTACGGATTCGAGGGGATTGTATGTTTATGATGGATATAATAACATTAGGGTACATGGCCTTGACATGGCGATTACCTTCGAGGACGAAATTATAATTTTTAATGGCGAAATAATATGGCTTCTTTAATTGAGAATGCAATTACAAAAGTTGCAACAGTAACGAACGTTGACATGAAGACTGCTGGGGCAGCGGCGTTATATAGCGTACCGGCTGGGAAAACATTTTACCCGTACGCCGTCGCGGTAAGGAATAATAGTGACTCTTTGGCAGGGGGTACTGACTATGACTTTACTGGTTGGAGACAGACAGTGGATTTGTCGGGGCTTACAGTTACAACCGGTTTTAGATACATCAACAGCGAGGATAATACAACGTACACGCCTGTTTCTGGCGGGTCTGATTTTGAAATAACGGTGAATACTGGGTCGACACTAGACGCAACTTGTACGATAGATATATTTGGTTATCTTACATAAATGAAAAAAATAGTAGCAGGTAACAATGCAGTACAATTAAACGAAGATGGCACTTTAGAACTTTACTCTGATAGGGGGTGGAGAAATAATGCCGGAAATTATGTAGATATAGACTTTCCAGTAATCATTAGAACGACTGGCGTGGGTATACCATCACTAACTACATTAAACGGTAGAATAACAATGCCGGAATGGAGTATTAACGACTATAATGTTTGTGAGTCGCAAGAGTTTATTCATTCTTGGGCGGAGGGTAGTAGGTGTTATTGGCATTTACATCTAAACACAAATGGTACCGACACGACAGACCGTTATGTTAGGTTCGAGCTTGAGTATGGCTATACAGATGCTGACATGAATTGGACGTTCCCGACAGTTGTTGATACTGGTGACTTATTAATCCCGGCAAATACAGCTGATAAGCATCAGATTATTTTTAGTTTGGCAAACTTTCTACCAACAGGGACTAGGATCGGAGGCCATGCAATTTGTTATCTAAAAAGAATAGCAAGTACAGGGACAGCGCCTACTAATAACCCGTGGATACCAATGGTACAAATGCACGTCTTATGTGATACGGCTGGTTCAAGAAAGATAACGTCAAAATAATTGAGCCTCGTACCGTATAGTATTGGGACCATGGCCTGTAAAGGTTATATGGTGGCGTTGCGTATTGCTCAATAGTGCAAAATATGGTTATAATATACATGATAAATTGACAATGAATTGAAAATGTTTAGATTCTTTTCAAAGGACGCTGATTCTGAGGCTGTAAAGTACAATCTTAAAGAGAATGTCATAGAGGGTGTTGAAATATTTAGAACTGGCGTTTTCAGGGGCAATCTATTTGACCAGGAATATTTACAGGCGCTCGTAGACCATTTTCAGCTATTAAAGGAACTGGACAGTTTTAGAGATGTTCCAGTTAGGGTGGACCACCCAGACATGTTTGGGTTAAAGAATCGAATGAATAGCGTCGTGGGATATGTGGCTAGACTATATCTAAAAGACACTGGTAAGACATTGAACGTTAAATATAACCAGATTGACGAGAACGGTGAGGAAAGTGTTGTGCAAGCTACGGTTCCAGACGTGAGGCTCGTTGCGGACATGGAAATTACAGAGCCAGACGCCTTTGAAAAGATTAGAAGGACTACGTACAGGAATAGAAGCGTAGAGCTGGGCTCGTTTGCTGACAACGATGGGAATACATATTCGCCAACATTTATGGGCGTTGCGTGGGTAGACATTCCACAGGTTGACAAATTAAATTCATTATTTAGCAAAGATATGAAAGTCGAAGAATTAAACAGGGAAGACTTTGAAAAAGAAGAGACCCAGACACCAGACGCCAATAACGTTGAGTCGGACGTTGAGGATAAAGATGCTCAAGCTACCAACGTGGATGACGCAGTAGAGGGTGCTGAGCATGAAGGCACTGGCGATGACAATGCGGCGAAGACCGAGACTGAGGGTGACGAGACTGAGAATAAAGCTGCGGAATCAACAGATGCTGACGAGGCAGATGGCAATACGCAGAGCGATGATACAAAGGAAGACCAGGGAGATACTGAGGGGCAAGATAATATGGACAATTTCACAGTTTCTAAGACGGAATATATGGAAATGGCAAACAAGATAAGAGAATTTGAAATGACACAAAGGTTTTCAAAGTTAGAAGTATTTATAGGAGAGGGCAGGAGTACCCCCGCGTTATTTGAATTAGAATCCAAATTAGTTAAATCTTTCTTTTCGGTTGAAGGCCAAGAGGGGTATCTTACTCCGCTTGAGCAATTCGAGTTGTTATTGGAGATGAAAACGTCTACTCCGACTATGTGGGAGAAGAAGGACGAGATTGTCGCCGTTGATGACACGATAAAGAAAAATGAAGCTAAGAAGGAGTATAAGGTTTCCGAGACATCTGACGAAGATGTTAAAGAATTTGCCAAGAAATTGGTTGCTGAGGCTGGGCTAAATAGATAATTTAGACAGTTAAAGAAATGTACTTGACAACAAAGAGTGGCGTTGCAGTCAACGAATACCTCTATAGCACAGTTGGTGCCGCATTTGATTCTGCCACATTGGCAGCCTCAACGGTAACCGCAGACGAAGATGGCACAAAATATCTCCAAAAGGGAACGGTTTTGGCCACCATTACATCTGGTGCTGATTCAGGAAAAGTTGGTGCATACGCATCAGGCGCTTCCGATGGAAGAGAAACAGATTCCAACATTGTTGGTATTCTAGATACTTTCGCGGTTGTGACCGAAGGAGATGCCTTAGTTGGTTATCTCTATAAGGGTGTGGTAAATGAGGACAAAGTATACTCAGATGGCACACAGGGGAGTGTTGCTGCCGGCGTTAAAACCGCATTGCAGACATCTTCTATTGACATTTTATTTAGATAGGATTTAAAAACATGAAAGGCGTAAAAATACTTGAAAAAGCATCAATGAACGCTATCGTTTCTGAACTTAAACCTAACGGTTCCTATGTTGGTGAAAGATATTTCCCAATGGTAGAGGAAGCAACAGACCAGACTATCTGGGATGTTGTTACACCGGGCGAGGGCATCGCAGGGTTTAGAGCTTTAGACGCAGAAGCAAAATTGATGGGTAGAAAAGAATTTAAACAAATGGCACAAAGCGTTGCCGACATTGCTGAAAAAGCAAGAATGAATGTGACTGACGTTCGTATTCTCAGAGAAGCTGGCGAAATGCCAGTGGTCGCTGGTTCCATGCAGGAATCTATGGCCCGAAGAGCAGAACGACGTGTTGCAGAGGCGTTGGCACGATTACGAGAGAGAGTTGATAACCGATTGGAATGGGCTAGAATTAGTGCATTACAAGGTGCAATCTCTTATGATGCAGATGGCGTTAAGTTCGCTATTGACTATGGCGTTCCAGCGAATCAAACCGGTGTAACACCAAGCGTGACTTGGGACACTGTTGCAACGGCAACACCATTTAACGATCTTCAAACTTGGATGGATCTCGTAGGAGATGCAACTGGTGTTGTACCAGGTGAAATGATCGTTTCAAAGAAGGTTTTGGGTTACTTAGCACAGAACACTGTGGTTAGAGATTACTTCAAATATACCAATCCTATTATCTCGGTCTCTGATGTCACAAACATCATCCAAGATAGATTGGCATTAAACATTGTTGTTTATGAAGCTCGCTATACAGATTCTAGCAACGTAGTTCAAAGATTCTTGGACGAAGGAAGAATCATTCTCTTACCATTAATGTCTTCATTAACTGGTCAGGAAAGATTTGGTGATACTGCGTATGTACCACATCCTCACAACAATTACACTGGTTCTTATTACACTTGGACTGATACCAAGAAAGACCCATGGGGAATTGAAGTTGGAGTCGGACTCACAGCATTACCTAGAGTCTATCAACCTTCTGTCATTTTGACAGCGGATGTATTGACCTAATCTGTAGGTTCTTGGAGGGCAGAGCAATCTGCCCTTACTAGAGCTTATAGCTAAATTTAATATGGGAAATTATGTATAAGGTTTTAAAAAACGGATTTACAACGTGTGGTAAGGTGTGGATGGCTGGCGATATAATCGACGACACCACCGCTCTTACCGGTGGATTATTTGACTGGTATAAGCAGACCGACGGTCTTAAAAAGGGGGTTCGGTTCATCGAAAAGATTTCGGCAACGCCCACGAAGGTTACAATCGAAAAGGTTATGCCACAAGAAAGCGTAGTTGAAAAGACCATGGTAAAGGACTTGCCTGACTTTGCAGACGCCGTTTTGGTTAAAGGGTATACATTAGACGAGGCCTTGGGTTGGGACTGGGCTACCAAATCTAAGAAATTAGGCATTAATTTGGCAAAGAAGGTAAATGACTATGGTAAATCAGGTAACAATAAATAACCCATATTCAGCGACTTATGTTGTTGCTTCTGAACCATCGGTGGCTACGGTTAGCCTTAAAGACGTAAATGGTGTGGTGGTCGTGAGTGACCAGACTGCAACAATAGATACGGTTAATTTGAGTTATGATTTCGATAGTACATTATTCGTTTCTATTGGGACTTATACGGTTGTCTGGAAATATACAATAGATGCAATAGAATACCAGTCGCAAGATTATATAGACTGTAATCATATTAGCAGGAATAGATATTGTTATCATAACGATATTAAGAGAAAGCTGGTGGACATGATGTTGCCTAACGATTTCGATTTGGGCTCGTACTCAGCTAGAGCCTCTAACGAGGTAGATAGGGCACTACAGGGCCTGTACGTTCTCCCATTGGCTCCCACCTCCGAAATGGATGTTTTATCGCTAAGGGAACTGACCTCTGATATAGCTGCAGGTTATGTCGTTGAGGACATTACCGTTTTGGCTGATAATAGATCTAATTATTATACGAATAATTTGAAAGTTACTGGTTTTGCGGAGTTAAACAGATACGCGAGAGGTGAGAAGGAGTTTATTACGATAACAAAGAATACCACCAAGGATGGTTTGCACTATCAATATTCAAAGCCGAGAGTTTCTAGTTTTAGAGATAGTGGCAACAACGGGAATCTCTATAAAGACCCAATGAATAGATATTACGACGGAACGAGAGCAAAAGACAATGTTTAGAATAACAACATCTGGTGTTAGGGAGCTGTCATTGCGATACGCCCTGATGTCGGATAGAATGAAATACGAAGTAAAAAGATGGCTTAGAAGCGATGGTAGGCAACTACTTGACGAAATAACCGACAAGAGGTTTAGGGACCAATCCGACGGTTATCGCAAGTGGGCCCCGTTGGCAGAGAGCACGACAAGGCAACGTGCAAGGCTCGGATTCCCACCGTCAAAGCCGATACTTGTTAGGACTGAGGACTTGAGAAACTCTTTAATGGGCAAGTCAAATAAGACGTTTCACGAAACCACATTTACAATGTCGGTCGGGGCAAGACTTAATTCTCCTAAGGCGTACCGACTCCACTATGGCAACCCAAGCAAGAACACTCCCCCTAGAAAGATATTAAATATGACCAAGAAAGATGGCGCGATGATAGCCGAGGAATTTCATAAGTTCTTCTCAAAAGAGATTTTAACTGGTAAGATATTAAGTAGATGATAGACATACTCATAGATACAATCGAAAGTGGAGTTTACCAAGAGCTTGGTTCTGGTAGTGCGTATTATGTGGACCATTTTATTACGGCAACAACGAACAAGGCGTTAAATGTCGGGTCCCCAAATGCGGTCGTTGCAGTCATTGAGGACACTTCCAGTCCGATCAACTTCGAAATAGCATCTAGGCACAGCCCAACCGTGGAAGAGTATAGGATAAAGATACAAACAGTGCATAAGGGGTTTAATGAGGCCAAGGTTAAGGAGGAGAGGAGACTTATCATAAAGAGATTGAAGATGTGTTTTTGGAGGCAAAATGGGAATATGTTTACCTCTCTATTAACTCTGGTTGATTCCGGTGTCGGTTATCGTGAGGCCGTAAGGAAATACTCACTTGGCACTACGATGTATGAGACAACCGAAATAAATAGTGAATACTACTACGCCTCGGAAACAGAATTAATTGTTGAGACAGAAACTAATTTTAGTGTTTAACGTATGAAATTCAAATGTATAAATCCCAGCCCTTATACATTCCGAGGCAGAGACATAACCTATGGTGAGGTTATAGAATTGCCAGAGGGGGTGGGTAAAAGATATGCACATCTGTTTGCGGAGATAGCAGGGCCGGCAAAGGTAAAACCGTCAGTAAAGAGAAAGTATAAAATAGCCGACGAATTAAGTGTAAAACAGTTGAAAGAATTGGCTAAAAAGTATAATATTAAGCTAGAGAACGGCTTGGCTAGAAAAGAAATTGTAGATAAATTAAATTTCGTGTTACCGAATGAATAGTCAAACAGGACACATCGGCTTCGCTGTTCAAAGTGGTAAAGGCGTTTATAATACACCGTTACTATTCACTTATTATGAAAACGACGACATCGGATTGATGCCCGAAAATATTACACCCCCAGCTCAAATTGGTGGCGGTAGGGACGTCGTTGATATGTACGCTGGACCAATGAAGGTTGATGGCGGTATGGATTTAGATCCAAGGCCAGATTTCGCCGGACTCCCGTTTTACGGAGTGCTTGGTGGGATTAGTACCGCTGCCGGTGCAGAGAGTGGCGTATATGTAAGCACAATAACACCAGAGAATACGCTTCCATGGTTGTCGGCACAAAGAAAAGTGTCTGACACTTATGACGTATTCAATTATACAGATTTAAAGATTAACTCAATGACACTTTCTTGTGAGGCTGGTCAACAGGTATCAATGAACCTTGACATTAGAGGTCTTACCGAGAGTGGCAGTGCGAGCCCAGAGACACCGACATACGAGACGGCGCAGGTTTGGATGTGGCATAGCGGTACTGTAGAATTAGAAGGTTCTGAGATATGCGTACAATCAGTAAGTTTAGAGATTAATAATAACTTAGACGATAGTGACTATAGAATTTGTAGTACATACGGCAGAGGATTGGGTGATTTGTCCGAGGGAATGAGAGAAATCAACGCGACCTTGGCAATCAGACCTTCCGACAATGACCTTTACCAAAAGGCCGTTTATGGTCAGGACAACGCAACTGCACCTACGAAGAGCGTTTACAGTGGTTCGTTACATCTTAGATTTGAGAGTGTTGAGAACATTGGCTCGACAAGCGAGAAATATTATTTGGATATAACAATCCCCAAGGCTTTCTTCCAGCCGTTTAAGATTAGTCCTAATGGTTCGGATACCTTAGAGCACGAATTGAACATGGTTGCAGCTAAGAGTGGGGCATTGGATATTATTACTGTAGAGATACAGAATACAATAGCTGATTATACAGCTTAGTTAAATTTTTATTGCTGAGGCTATGCCTTTCGATTATTTTAATGTGGCAAATGAGACAAGAACATTTGTAATGCCTGACGGAGTTTCTAAAATATTGTTTAGAAAACTAACTGAGGGCGATAGGGTTGCGATTACTAAAAGAAACAATGGAATAGAGTATCACAGAGAAAAGGGTACAATTAAAATGGACGT